TCCTTGTCGGTTTGCGTCATCACCAGTCCCGACGATCCGCGGTACAGCACAGCCGCGGTGTTGATGTAGCGTGCGAGGACGTAGCAGCGAAACGAATCGATGACCTCGGTCGTAAAGCTGACGACCCGCATGTCGCCGATCGTCGGGTGAGGACTCCAGGGCGGGCCAGTGCCGGTCGTGGGGTCCGCCGCGATCACCGCGTTGACGGCATCGAGCAGGGCACGCGTGCCTTCGAGGCCTTCGACTATGAACGCGCGGATGACCTCGCGGACCTGAGAGCCCTCGGCGACGATCGAGGCCTTCTCGGCGACGTCAGATTTTTTGATAGTGGCTGCCATGGTTTAAGCTGCGATAGCCTGGTTCGGCTTGCCGGTGTTCTTGGCGATCGACTTCAGCACGTTCAGCGCCTGCTTCTGCAGTTCGACGCTCGGATCGGCCTTCGCCTGCACGCCGAACGACATCCGCCCCGCCTCGAACTGCTGGAACCTCAGCGTCTTGCCGGGGGCGTCCTTGGCCTGAGCGATATCCAGATCGCGCGTCTGCTTCAGGATCGCGGCCAGCCTGGTGTTGCCGTCCTTCTCGGCCGCCTCGATCTGCGTGCGGTACTGCTCGTTGATGCCGACGATGCGGGCCTCGACGTCGCGGCCCATAGCCTCGAGTGCCTTTTGCTGCAGGACGGCGGTGGCGGCGATGATGTCGGACTTCTGTTTTCGTTTCTTTTCGGCTTCGGCATCGGCGATACGCTTTTTCTCTTTCTCCGCCCGGTCGGCCTCGGCCTTATCTCGCTTCGCCTGCTCGTCCTTGCGGATCTTGTCCTCTCGGCGCAGGGCCTCGACCTTCAGTTCCTCGATCTCTCTCAGCATGGCCTTCTGCTGGTCGGTAGCATCCTTCCGCATGTTCGCGTACGCGCGGCGAACCTCAAGTTCCTGTGCGCGCAGGCTGTCGCCGACGGCCTTGGCCTTCTCGATCTCGATGTCGATCAGCAGGTCGGCGTTGGCGCGGGCCTCCTTGTTCGTGATCTCCTGCAGCCGCTGGTTCTTGCGGATGATCTCTTCGTTGATCGCCCTCTCGAGCGACGTCCGAATCGCCCCCGTCCCCGGCTTGCCTTCGCCGCCGAGTTTATCGATGGCGTCCTGCGCCAGCTTCTCGAGGTCGGCGCGGCGGTTCAGGTAGTCCGTGATAACCCTGGTTCGCTCGTCCGCGCCGAACGCCATGTTCTCGCGGGCGGTCGCCTGGGCGATCTTATCGATCCCTCCGGTTGCCGCGCGAATCAGGGCATTTCTCTTAGCCCCTTCGGCGGCGTTGGCGAGCATTCGCCTCTCTTGCTCTTCAAGCTTCGCCAGCTCCTTGCCGGCCCCGCTGATGGCGAGCGACATCTCCCACCACGCATCGACGAACCTGCCGATCGCGGGCAGTCGCTTCAGGTTATCGATGAAGCCCTGTACGTCGCCGTCGGCGAGTTTGACGGCGGCCGCAACCAGGCGGAAGCCAGACTCGAGAGACTTTACCGCAGCGAAGCCCTTGGCGAGGCCGCCGACCAGACCGTCGCCGAATATGCCGCCACCGGCCGATGGCTTATCCATTTCCTTCTTCGCGTTCGCGACCTTAATTTTCGCCTCAGCCATTTCGCGGTCGAGCTTTTCCATCGCGACGCCGATGAGGACTTGGAGTTCTGCGACTGTGTTCTCGGCGGCCATCAGTAATCCTCGGATCGGCGGGCCAGTCGTTCGGCTTTGGCGCGGTGGTCCTGTACGCCGTGCTCCATCTCGTACAGGTCAATCAGGTAATCGAGCAACGACCAATACTGCGGCAGAGTCAGTTCGTTGGGGTCGCAGTGGTACTTGCTTCGGATGATGGCGTCGTTGAGTTCCCAGGGCTCTCTGGTGATCCTGGATGACCGTCGGCTTTTTTTTCGCCGTCGCCCTCCGTGTCCTTGCCGGCCTTCGTCCGCAGCCCCCAGAGTTCCGCCGCGATCGCCCACAGTTCGTCGGGCGAAAACGGCAAGCGATCGAGCGCGTCTTCGGTTGCCGTTGGGTTGGCGACCCGCAGGCTCGTCAACACAGTCTCGAACGTACGATCGATCTTGAACAGAGCACGGTATCCGTACTGGATCGTGCCCGACTCGAGATCGAATTCGCGGAGCCGATCCAGTTTGACGGCCGAATCGGCGCCCGCGTCCTCGAGGGTCTTCACCAGGACGGCCCGATCCTCGGCCGCCCACTTCGCGATCAGGGCCGCGACGTCTCGACGCTTGAGCATCGGGAACGTGTATGTCTCTTTCCCTCCGCCTTCTACGTCGACGACGCGAACGACCGGCGCACCAGATACCTTCGTGATACTCATAGATTCCTCCCTTACGGGGTCTCGTCCCACGTGATGCCGAGGTCGTTCCCCGCGTTGCGGAAATCGACCGTCATCTCGGCCGTATCGCCGTGGGGGCGTGTCAAGTTGAACCTCGAGAAATTGAACGTACCGGTGTAGTAGCATCCGTTCTCTGCGGTCAGGGTCGCAATGCCGGTGAACGCCGTCCACCCGGCCGTTGTGTCGATGGAGTACGGCTTTGTTGATGCCTCATTGTATCGAATCTTGGCCGTCAGGCTACCGCGGAAACGGCCGGCACCGAGTGCCGAGCCTTCCCACTTCTCGCCGAAGGCCGGCGGGATGACCGACTCGTCGATCTCCAGGTTGCCCGACCACGACCGTACGGCGAGATTGATACCGTTCGGGAGGGTTACCGACCCGCCCAGTCCGCTTACATCTGGCATTGTTCTGCTCCTTTAGCTTAACTGGCGAAGACCTTGAAACGCAGCATGATCCGGTAAGCGTCTTCCTCCCGGGAGAGCTTCCCGAAATCGAGTGCATGAAATTCAACCTTGTTCCAGCCGGTCGCCGTGAACGTCTGCTGATCGAGCACCGCCCGCACCGCATCGCCGATCGCACGGGCCGCCGCCGGCCCCGCCCGCTGATCGCTGTAGACGTCGACCTGGAGTTCCGCTCCGTCGAGTGTGTCGGTGCCGGTGAACGTCTTCGACGCCTCGGATGACACGAGGTCATAGATCAGGTGCGGGAACGTGCCGACCATCCGTTGCGGCACCGTGTGCTCGTAGTGCCGACCGCCATCGAGGGCCGTCAGCGTGGTGCTGGCGTCCAGTGCGGTCTTGACGGCGTTTATAATTCCTTGGACGCTGGCCATGATTACTTCCGCCGCAGCTTATCCATGATCGTGTTGCGGATGGCCGCGACGATCCGGTCGTGCATCCTGGTGTACGTTGGTCGCATGTACGGCCGCTTGGGTATGTAGACCGACGGCAGCAGGACGAATAGCACCTCGGTCTTCGCGCCCCTCTTCTCGGCGTTGCCCGGCGGCTTCACCAGCAGCGGCGGCAGGCCCTTGCTGCTCCGGTCGATGAACGCCAGATTCAGGCTGCCGATGCCGGCCGAGCCCGCGTTGCGTGCAGCCCGTCGCCCCTGTACGCCGATCGGAACAGCGAGGGCCTTCTTGGACACCGGTCGGATCATGCCGCCGAACTCATGGATCCTCGCGTACTCGACGTTCGTTCCGACCGCGACCTTCGGATTCTTGACGTTCCGCAGCAGACTGCGGTCGATCTGGATCGAGCGAGCCAGTGTGCCCGAGGATTTATTCGGCGGGTCGCCTGGGGCCGACGCCTGCCCGCCGGCCTGGATGTTGCTCGCACCCTTGTTCAGTGCGTCCTTGACGGCTCGCTGGAACAGCACACCGCCCTTCTCTACGGCGTCGCGAGCGATCGCCTGAGCCCGCGTTAGGAACTGATCGCCGCGCCAGACGAAATCACTCATTATTTGTCCTCGCGGTAGTCCAACCGCAGGTAGTCGTCGGACTCGTTCCAGTTGTGCACGTACACGATCGTTAGCGTCCGCGAGCCGTACAGGATCTCATCGTCGGCCTTGATGTCCTGGCCACCGTCAACGAACACAGAGCCGTCAACCTCGGCCAGCATGCCGCCGTACTGCCGGACCTCGCGGCCACCGGATGGCTGGATCCGTGCACGGACCCCGGTCAGATGGTTTGCCATCGTCTCGACGGGGCCGCCGCCGGCGTCGAGCGACGCGACCGGCCGCCGGATCGTGATCGTCTTGTCGAGGAGGTGGGTGATCATTACCTGATCGTCCTCTGGCTCGTCTGTCAGCCCCTGTCGGGGTCGTTTACTCTACGGGGGCGGTTACTCTACGGGGGCGGTCACTCCGCATCCTCCCAGACATCCAAGAACGCGAACACGCCCTTCGCCGCGGTGCCCTGCGTGCCGGCTGTGTAGTCGATCGACACCTCGAGCACGTCGCCGGCGACAACGGCCGCTGTGCCGATGGTGCCGGTGGTCAGCGACCGGCTGGTGACGGCCGTGCCGAGCAAGATCGGCGACGACAGGACGGTCGTTCCGTTTTTCTTCAGGTCGACGGCGACCGATGCCGTGCCCGCCGGGGGCGTGATGCACCCGGCCGAGAACGACTTCAGCGTGCCGTTGACGCCCTTGACGACGTGGATCACCTGCGTCTTATCGACGACGTCGACCGACGCGGCGTCCGCGAATATCTGTCGGTGTGCGTGCTGCAGCTTCGATGCGGCGATCGCGGCCGATGGGCTGACCATCGCGTTGGTGATCGACGCGTTATTCAACGTCAGCGAGCCGGCATTGACGTCGCCGGTCACCTGGATGTCGCCGACGATGCGGTTTACGACTGCCATGCATTAGCTCCTTGCGATTCGGATGTTGGACCAGCGGCGGATCACGGCTTCCTGGTCTGCCGTCAGCGTTGCCTTGTCGGCCAGCGTGTATGAGTAATCGCCCAGCGACTCGGACTGGATGGCCCCGTTTGCCTTCGACGTCTGCCAGCACTGGGCCACCAGTTCACGGCACAGCATGTTCAGGTCGTCGGGGATGGTCTCGTACCCGGCTCGGTACTGTATGAGTAAATTCTGGAACCCGCGCGGCGGCATGAGCACCCGGCTGTCGAACGGGTAGTGGTACGTGTCCGGGAAGCCGGTCCACGAGATGATGCCGTTCGTCCGATCGACCCAGTAGTCCTGAGTATCCACGTCGGGGGCAGTGAAGAACACCGTCCTGTTCTTGGCGTTCTGCCCGCCCAGCGGATGCAGATCGGCCGTCAGGCAGTCGAGGATGTTCGTCCCCGTCCAGCCGGCGACGTCCGAGATCGCGGTCGCCATCTGCGAGGTGGTCGGGTACGTGGCATACGGCAGCGTCGAGGTCGTCGTCACGCCGGTCGTGCTGATCGA